CCCAACAAATGGTCGAGCTGGAGGACCGTTTCATTGACCTCGCTTACTCCGGCGGCGGAGTCGAGGGCCTGGACGCCCAGGAGGTGAAGCAGTACATCCGCTACATCGCGGACGTTCGCCTGAGCCAGCTGGGGGAACCGGCCCTGTACGGGGCTCACATCAACCCCCTGCCCTGGGTGGACGTGATCGTGTTCGGGAAGGAGCACACCAACTTCTTCGAGAACCGCGCGACCGACTACAGCAAGGGAGCGGTGGAGGGGTCCTGGGATGACGCCTTCAATTAACAGGCCCTTGCTGATCGGCCAGGCCCCGGGTCCAAACACGGACCCGCGGGAGCCCCTGCCGCCCCTCCCGCGTTCCGGCGCGGGAGGTCGGTTGGCGGAGCTGGCCGGGCTATCGGCCCAGGACTACCTCCGGTTGTTCGACCGCACCAACCTGCTCCACTCCTTCCCGGGTCGCTGGAAGCGGGACGACAAGTGGCCGCGCCGGGACGCGGAGATTGCCGCCGCGGCGATGAAGCCCCTGTTGGGCGGACGGTCGGTGATTCTGGTTGGGCGGAACGTCGCGGACGCCTTCGGGTATCCCGCCCAGCACCTGGACTTCCATCAGTGGTTCAGCGACGGGTCCTGGGGCTTCGAGGTCGCCGTGGTCCCGCACACGTCCGGTCGCAATCACTGGTATCGGAAGCCGGGACATGAGGAGAAGGCCCGGGCGTTCTGGGCCCAGGTCCTGGCCGACCTGGCGGAGCGGTCCGGCTTGTAAAATAATTTGCCCAACCCACTTTACTTCTTCGGCGGTTGGTTCTATACTTCTTCTCACGGTCGAACAAAAGACCCGATCCCCAACCGCAGAAAAGGAGCACGATCATGATCAACACCATCAAGTCCCTGGACACCAAGACCCTCCTGGCCCTCTACAACGCCCTGACCGGCAAGACCACCACCAAGTTCGCTTCCCGTGAGAAGGGCGAAGGCCAGACCCTCGGCGCTGCCAAGGTCGCCGGAGAAGCTGAGGTCAATCGAATCCTCACCGACCTGGGCGTGGTCCAGAAGGAAGAACCCGTCAACGTCACGGACGCGGAATTCATCGCCCTCCAGACCTGCCTGAACTACGACAACCGCGAGTCCCAGCTGTCCGACAACTACAGCAACGGCGGCCATGACGCCTTCAAGAAGGCCCTGGGCTGGAATGACCAAGCCGTCGCCGCCCTGATCGGCTCCCTGGAAAGCAAGGGCCTGGCGTACAGCGACAACGAAGGCGTGAACGGCAACAAGTTCAACACCGTCTGGCTCACGGAGAAGGGCGTCAACGTGGTGTTCGATCTGATCGACGCGGGCCGCAAGGCCGAAGCCCCGAAGGCGAAGGCCGCTGCCCCGGCCAAGCCCAAGGCGGAGAAGGCCCCGCGCGCTCGCAAGGGAACCAACCTCCTGCCCCCGGGCGGTCGGACCGTGCCCTGCCGCGAAGGCACCAAGCAGGCCATCCTCCTGGACATGCTGTCCCGTCCGAACGGCGCGACGATGGCGGAGCTGATCGAGGCCCTGAGCGGCGGTAACAAGCCCTGGACCGAAGCCACCGTGCGCTCCGGCTTCGGCTGGGACATGAAGCAGAAGGGCTACGGCGTGCGCAGCCAGTTCGACGCGGACGGCACTGAGCGGTTCTTCATCGTGGTCCCGGAGGGCTTCAGCATCCTGCCGCACCGCCCCCTGAAGTCCGCCCCGAAGGTTGACGCCCGCCAGCAGCGTCTGGATGTCTGAAACTCAATTGCGCCGGGGCCTTCGGGTTCCGGCGGGAGACTTGTATCATGAGAAACTACCCACGCTTGGCCATTGAGGACTTTGGCCGTCAACTCATCCAGTCCGGTGATCTGGACCCGATCTACACGGCCCTGGTCGCGGCGGAGCGGTCCGGCGACTTCGACGTGCCGCAGCTTTGCCGCTGGATGGTCGCCTATTGGTGTTACTACAACGCCGGGGTCGCGTCCTTTATGAGCGAAAAGACCGGCCCGGACTTCTGGCACTGGATGATGGTCGCGGCGATCAACGAGCAGGAAACCCCCGTGGGCGGTCGCTGGGCTCGCGGTCATGAGCGCCGTCACTTCCGGGCGAAGATCGCCACCGAGTCCGTTGCGGCCCTTTGCGACCGTTACCGTGACAACCCGGAGAACATGGTGCTGTACATCGGTGCGCGCTGGGATGAAGGCGACCGCCTCCCGTTCAAGGTGGTGTCGGCGCGCGCCCAGGAGCACCGCGGCTTTGGGCCTTGGATCGGGTTCAAGTGCGCCGATATGATTGACCGGGTCATGGAGGTCCCCGTGGACTTCGACCAAGCCGCCGTGTTCATGTTCAAGGACCCGGAGAAGGCGGCGATGATGCTTTGGGAGCAGCGCGAGGCCCACAAGTACCCGGAGGGCGCGAAGCCCAAGCGCGAGGCGATCCTGAGCGGGGTCACGGAGTACCTGATCAAGCAATTCGCGGACCTCCCCGCCCCTCCCCTGGGCGACCGCCCCATCAACATCCAGGAGGTCGAGACGGTCCTGTGTAAGTGGAAGTCCCACATGAACGGCCACTATCCGTTGTTCAACGACATCCGTGAGATCAACGAAGGTCTCAAGCCCTGGGTCAGCTTCTCCCCGGCGGCGGCGAAGTTCTACCGCCACATGCCGAAGGAGCCGCAATCATGAGCTGGTGGGCCTGGATCAACGTCTTGGCCGCGGTCGCGGGGTTCCTGTATTGGCTCCGCGGGGCCAATCAGGGCTTCTGCCTCCACCGCTGGGAAGCGGGCCGCAATCGCTTCCTGACCGGCGCGCTCACCTGCTCGAAGTGCGGGCGCGTCATGTACCCGGAGCGCATGCGCTTCCGCCAAATCTACCGGCTCTTGGGCCGTCTCCCGAAGGAGAACAAGCAATGATCGTCAACAACACTCCCCTCGAAGTTCATGAGCTGAACGGGGTCCCGATCCTGGTCAAGCGCGAGGACCTGTGCTGCCCGTTCCCCGGGCCGTCCTTCAGCAAGATTCGCGGGGTGGTCGCCCATATCAAGAACCGTCCTGAGTCCGTCATCGGAGTTCTGGACACCTACCACTCGAAGGCCGGTTGGGCGGTCGCCTACGTCTGCCGGGAGCTGGGAAAGCAGTGCGTGGACTTCTGGCCCCGGTTCAAGGCGGACAACTACACCGGCGGACCGGCTCCCCGCTTCCAGCAGCAGCAAGCCGCGGAGCTGGGCGCGACCCTTGTGGACCTTCAGGCCGGTCGCTCCGCGATCCTGTACCACACCGCCCGCAAGCAGTTGGCCTCCGTCCACCCGGTGGGGTCCTACCTCATGCCCAACGCGCTGAAGCTGCCGGAGTCCGTCACGGAGAACGCCGCGGAGGCCGTGCGCACCGCGCCGCACCTCCCGCCGTCCGGGACGCTGGTCATCAGCATCAGTTCCGGGACGGTCGCCGCCGGGGTCCTCCTGGGCTTCGCCCAAGCCGGGCTCCTGGACAACTACAACGTCATCCTCCATATGGGTTACTCCCGGAGCCAGGACGCCACCCGGGAGTACATCGAGAAGGTGAGCGGGCTGTCCCTGGGCGACCGGATCAAGTTCATTGACGAGGGCTACGGCTACGCGGACGCGGCCCGGGGCGTGGCGGCTCCGTTCCCGTGCAATCCGTTCTATGACCTGAAGGCGTGGAAGTGGTTGAGCGACCCCCAGAACCTCGCGGCGGTCCATCCGCGTCCCATTGTATTTTGGAATATCGGAGAGTGAGGCAAGTTCTTCTGCTTTACTTCTTCGGCATTCCCGGCTAGACTTTTTCACATAACTGGAGGAAACCCCGATGCAATCTGAATTCGATCACAAACAGTGGCTGGAAGGCGACACCGGCGAAGCCGCCCAAGAAGCCTACCGCTATTTCATGCGCCCCGATCCGTCGCAGCGCGAGTTCCTGGGACCGATTGAGGAGGAGTTCGATGAGCTCACCGGCAAGGTCGCCCGCTTCCGCATGGCGAAGGTCGGAATGATCCGCAACGCCCCGGAGGACCAGATGCGCGAGGTCAAGGTGTACCTGGGCTTTGACGGCGTCACCTACGTCCCCCACCTTCGCATCCCGAACGCCAAGCCCCTCCAGGGCTGGTATCAGGACAAGCACAACGACAAGAAGGGCTCCCGGCCCCGGCCTTGCTTCAGCGAAGCGATCCTCACGGAGCCCTACGGCGGATATTGTACGGTGGGCTGCGCGTTCTGCTACATCAACAGCGGCTTCCGCGGCTATCGCGGAACCGGCCTGATCAGCGTGCCGATGAACTACGGCGAGCAGGTCCGCAAGCAGCTGTCGAAGGTCCGCACGTCCACCGCGGGCTACTTCTCCAGCTTCACGGACCCCTTCTTGCCGATTGAGGACATTTACCACAACACGCAAGACGGCGCGCGGGCGTTCACTGATCTGGGCCTCCCGGTGTTCTTCCTGAGCCGCCTGGCCTACCCCGGCTGGGCCTTCGACGTGCTGAAACAGAACCGCTACAGCTACGCCCAGAAGTCGCTCAACACGGGCGTGGATGAGGACTTCAAGCGCCTGTCCCCCGGAGCGATCAGCCTCACGGACCATATCGAGGAAGTCCGCGAATTGCGCCGCCAAGGCATCTACACGTCCATCCAGGTCAACCCCGTGGTGCCCGGTATCGTCTCGCACGACGACATCCGCCTGCTGTTCGAGCGCCTGGCCGAAGCCGGGAACAACCACGTGATCGTCAAGTTCGTGGAAGCCGGGTACAGCTGGGCTCCGGCGATGAATGAGCGCCTGCTCAAGCGGTTCGGGCCGGAGCGCGCCAACAAGTTCATCGAGCTGTTCACGGAGAATCAGGCCGGAGCCCAGCGGACCATCGCCTGGGAGTACCGCCGGGAGGCCCATGAGCTGTACCGGGCTTGGGCGACGGAGCTGGGCATGACCTACGCGACGTGCTATGAGTACCGCCGCGGAACGGCCCCGGGCGAGCCGTCCTGGCTGTCGGTTGGTCGGGAGTACACGACCGCCGATCAGTGCCACGGGCAGCGCGTTCCGATGTTCACCCGCACCGACCTCAATGACCAGTTCCGCGAAGTCCAGGAGTGCGCCCCCACGGGCTGTCTCCACTGCGCCGACGACAACGATGGCAAGCCCCGTTGCGGATCGGAGCTGTTCGGCGCGGCGAAGGCCCTGCGCACCGCCCACTTCAAGAACGCCGTGGGGCCGGACGCGAAGGACGAAGGCGACGGCCCGAAGTTCAAGGGAATCCCCGTCAAGATCATCGACTGAAGAACCAACGAAAAGGAGAATACAAGTGACCAAACTCATCAACGTCCGGGGCTGTAACGGCTCCGGCAAAACAACCCTCCTCCGCTGCCTTGGGCGCGGGGAGGGAGTCACGGTTGTCGAGGGCTCCGTGCCCGACCACAAGCCCATCCCGATCACCTACACGCCCGAAGGGTTCGCCATCATCGGGGACTACACGCCCGCCGCCGCGGGGGCGACTACCGCGGGGCTGGATCGTATCAAGACCCAGGCCGCAGCCAAGGCCATCATCGAGTTCGCCGCCTCCAACACCGCCGTCCGCGCGGTCCTGTTCGAGGGCATAGTGGTCAGCACCATCTACGGTCCGTGGCAGGAGTGGTCGAAGGCGAACGGCGGCATGATCTGGGCCTTCCTGGACACGCCCCTGGAGGTCTGCCTGAAGCGTATTCAGGAGCGCAACGGCGGCAAGCCCATCAAGGAGGATCAGGTGGCGGCGAAGCACAAGACCATCGCCCGGGTCCGCGAGAAGGCCCTGGCGGACGGCGAGCAGGTGCGCGACCTCCATTGGCAAACCGCCTGGAAGGACCTGAAGGCGATCCTGGAGGAGGCGAAGTGATGACCCCGCGTATCAACGACATTGCGGCCTTCATGAAGGCCCGCCACGACATCTACCTGGACCGCAAGGCCGGGAAGCCCGGACCCTGGACCCAGGACCCGATCCTGGGCGGGGGTCGCTTTTGTAACATCTTCCGTGAGCTGGACACGGTCACGATCTGGATTGAGGAGAACATCCGCAAGCCGTTCGCCGACCACGAACACCTCTGGTTCATGCTCGCCATCGCCCGCTACATCAACTGGCACCCGACCCTCGCCGCCCTGATCGAGCTGGCGGAGAAGGACAACGTGCCGGCCTGGCCGTCGCATCCGAACTTCGGGTGCGGGGAAGCCTTCGTGGCGGAGCAAGGCGCGGGGTTCGACGCTTCGACCCTGACCTGGGCCTTGACCAACCTGGCGAAGTCGGGTGAGAAGGTTTACACCGGCGCGTACATGATCCGCGCGGAGTCCGACCCGACCAAGCACTGGTACAGCTGGAGCAAGCACAAGTATATCGCGGAGATTGTCCTGGGCCGTCTTTGGGAAGATCGGGCGAAGTTCGTTGAGGTTCTGGAGGCCGGGCCGCAGCCGTCGCTGGAGAAGGTCTGGAGCCTGTTCCAGGACCCGCGCTATGTGGGCTGGGGGCCGTTCATGGCTTATGAGGTGGTCACCGACCTCCGCCACACCCGCTACCTGCGCGACGCCCCGGACATCTACACGTGGGCCAACGCCGGTCCCGGAGCTATCCGCGGCCTCAACCGCCTGTACGGTCGGGACCTGGGAGCAAAGCCCAAGCCTCAGCAGACCAACGATGAGATGATCCAGCTGATGACGGAGCTGAACGCCCTGGACGAACGCTGGTTCAATGAGACCTTCGGCCCGCCGCAGATCGGGAGCCCGCACGTGGGGCCGCGCTTCGAGGCCCGCGACATCGAGCACACGCTGTGCGAGTTTGACAAATATGAGCGCGTCCGTCTGGGCGAGGGCAAGATGCGCTCGAAGTACGATTGGCGCAACGCCACCGCCCTCGCCTGAGCCCAACCCCGAAAAGGAGAATCATCATGGCAGTACGTCTGACCAACTTCATCCGCGAGCAAATACTGGCCGCGGTTCTGAAACACGCCTTTGAAGCCCGCGAGAAGGCCCTGGACGCGGAGAAGTTCGCCCTGGGGGATGCCGTGTACAACGACATCTACCCGGAACGGCTCCGCAAGCAGATGGCTGAGTTGCCGGACGGCTTCTTGCCGACCGACACTGACGTCAAGGTCCAGTTCGAGGGCCAACGCTTCACGCACGTGTACTTCGGGGAGCGCCGCCGCATCGCCAAGTCCCACGAATACAACGCCGCCCGGGTCTATGGCCCCCAGCACCCCCTGACCGTCCGCTATGACGCCTGGAAGAAGGCCAAGGATGAGCTGGACGCGGAGAAGTCCAAGGCGAAGTCCTCCGCGGAGGCCGTCCTGAACTCCGTCACCACGGTCAAGAAGCTGATCGAGGTCTGGCCGGAGGTCGAGCAGTTCGCCCGCCCCTTTGCGGTTGAATCCCCCTCGCGGGCTATCGCCCTTCCGATCAAGGACCTGAACAAGTCCCTGGGCCTTCCGCCCAAGGTCGCGGCGGCGGTTTGAAGGAGAAGCAACCATGATCGTTATCAAAGCACGCAACGTCCAGCAGGCGCTCCCGACCGCGCTGGACGCCCTCCGGGGCTCCGGCGTTCGCCGCGAGTCCCGCAACGGACCCGTGATCATGTTCCCGGAGCCGGTCACGACCGTGTACGCCCGCCCCGCGGAGCGCGTCCTGTACTGGGCGGAGCGCGACGCCAACCCGTTCTTCCACCTGATCGAAAGCCTCTGGATGCTGGACGGTCGCAATGACGTGGAATCGGTCGCCCGGTACGTGGAGAACATGCGCAACTATTCCGATGACGGGGTGACGTTCCACGGGGCCTACGGGTTCCGCTGGCGGCGTCACTTCTTCGAGGACCAGTTGCCCAAGATCATCCGCGCGCTTCAGGCGAACCCGGATGACCGCCGCCAGGTCCTGTCGATGTGGGACGCCGAAGCCGACCTGGGCCGCCAGGGCAAAGACCTGCCTTGTAACCTTCAGGCCGTTTTCCAGATCGCCTGCGACGGGCGGCTGGACATGACCGTGACGAACCGCTCCAACGACATCATCTGGGGGGCCTACGGCGCGAACGCCGTTCACTTCAGCTACCTCCACGAGTTCGTGGCGCGCGCGGTCGGGGTCGAGCAGGGCGTGTACCGCCAAGTGTCGGCCAACTTCCACGCCTACGTCTCCGTGCTGGAGAAGGTCCAGGACCTCGCGGACGCGGTGGACCCGCTCCTGCCCGCGGACCTTCGCTGGCTGGGCAAGGACCCCTACGCCTCCGGCGAGGTCGAGCCCTACCCGCTGATGAGCACGCCGTGGGAGGAGTGGCTGGCGGAGCTGAACATGTTCATGAGCGAGCCGGACGCCGTGGGCTTCCGTGATCCGTTCTTCCGCCGGGTCGCCATCCCGATGGCCCGGGCGCACGCCCGCTTCCGCCAGCGCACCGATCCGGCCCGCTTCGAGCGCGCCCGGGAGGAGCTGGAGAACGTCGCCGCGTCCGATTGGAAGATGGCCGCCCGGCAATGGATCAACCGCCGCGAAGCCGCGTACAACGAACGCAAGGCCCGCGCCCAGGACGATGGGGTGGCGTATGAATAAGCGCCTGATCACCCAAGTCCGGGCGACCCGCGAGGCCGGGACGGTTCGGCGCTGCCACATCGTCCCGCACCACGGCCAGTACAACATCGCCCAGCACAGCTACGGCGCGGTGAGCCTCCTGCTGTTGCTCCACCCGGAGCCGTCGCTGAACCTGATCAAGGCCGTCCAGTGGCACGATGTCGGGGAACGCTGGCTGGGTGATATGCCCGCCCCGGCGAAGTGGTCCAACCCGGAGCTGGGGGCGGTCTATGAGGCGGCGGAGGAGCGCGTGCTGAAGACCCTGGGCCTGCTCCCGGACCTCACGGAGGAGGAAGTCAACTGGCTGAAGGCGGTCGATACCCTGGAACTGCTCCTGTGGTGCCGGGAGGAAGCCGCGCTGGGCAATGCGACCGTCACCCCCATGCTCCGCGCATGCGTAGGCGTGACGGAGAAGCGGGCCCAGGACGGAACCCTGCCGGAGCCGGTGCGTGCGTTCTACGTGGCGGAAACGCAGCGGGAGCACCAGCGGCTTTCGGACTTCTTCGAGGAGGTCCAGCGCGATGGACTTGGAGAAGCTGAAGCGGGACTGGGCTGAGGACCCTCAGCTCAAGTTCTACGCCTTCGACCGCGTGGAGGACCTTGCGGATCACTTGCGCAAGGTCCACGCCAGTATGATGCGAGGCGAGCACGGTTGTTTTGGATATTTGTACCGGCAGCAGACGCTCCGGCTACAAGAATTGAGGAAGGAGTTGGACAATGTCCGAAGTAAACAACAAACAGATCGGCGGTGATCACTACCGCGCGCCGATCCAACACTGGGATTACGTGGAATACAACGGGCTGCGCTACCTGGAGGGCTGCGCGACGAAGTACGCCACCCGCAACCGCAAGAAGCACGAGGACCCGACCCAGGACCTTCAGAAGGCTGTTCACTACGTGGAGAAGCTACAGGACCTTCACCGCAACGGCGTCATCGAGCCCCGCACGGCCCCGACCCCGTTGAGCCCGGAGGACTTCGCCCGGGCGAATGGCCTGACGCCGAACGAAGCCGAAGTGGTCCGGGCGCTGACCTTCTGGGAAGCCGACCCGGAGCTGACGGCGACGATTGCGCTGCTGAATCGGATGATCGAGGAGGCGAGAAGCTGATGCAATTCCCTCTGTTCACGACCGTCCAAAGCACTTGGACTCCGCCCGACCTGAACGCCCTCCCCTCCTGGGAGGGGGCCAAACGGGTCGCCATCGACTGCGAGACGCGGGACCCGGACCTCAAGAAGCTGGGCCCGGGGGCGGGCCGTCGCCCGAACAGCTACATCACCGGCATCAGCTTCGCAATCGAGGACGGCCCCGGCGGCTATTTGCCGATCCGACACGAAGGCGGCGACAACCTCCCCGTGGAGGCCGTCCTGCGCTACTTCCGGGACCAGGCCAAGGTGTTCACCGGCGACATCGTGGGGGCGAACCTGCCCTATGATCTGGACTTCCTGGCCGGGGACGGGATCGAATTCAACCGCGCCCGGTTCTTCCGGGACATCCAGATTGCGGACCCGCTCATCTGCGAACTCCACGACAGCTACTCCATGCAAGCCATCGCCCAGCGGTGGGGTTTCGAGGGTAAGAACGAAGCGATGCTGCGCGCAGCGGCGGGTGACTACAAGATCGACCCGAAGAAGGACATGTGGAAGCTGCCGGCCCGCTTCGTGGGGGCCTACGCGGAGGAGGACACGCGGCTACCGCTGAACATCCTCCGTCGCCAGGAGCGCGAGATTGACGACCAGGACCTGTGGAAGGTCTATGATCTGGAATCGCGCCTGCTCCCGGTCCTCACGAAGCTGCGCCGCCGTGGCGTTCGGATCGACACCGACCGCCTGGAGCAGATCGAGCGTTGGGCCTACGCGAAGGAGGCCGAAGCCCTGGCCCGGGTCCGGGCGGCGACCGGGGTGAAGATCGCGGTGGGGGACGTTTGGAAGCCGGAAGCCCTCGCCCCGGCGTTGGAGTACATCGGCATCCGCCTCAACAAGACCTCCACCGGCAAGCCCTCCATCGACAAGGAGCTGTTGGGGAGTATCGACCACCCCGTGGCCGACGCGCTGGAGCGGGCGCGGAAGGTGAACAAGTTGCGCACGACCTTCGCCGGATCGGTCCGCGATCATATGGTCAATGGTCGCATTCACTGTACGTTCAACCAGCTCCGCAAGCAGAAGGACGATGAGGAGGGGACGGCGGGCGCGGCCTACGGTCGGTTGTCCTGCCAGAACCCGAACCTACAGCAGCAACCGGCGCGGGATGACTTCGCGCCGATGTGGCGGGCGATCTATCTGCCGGAGGAGGGGGAGCTGTGGGCCTCCAACGACTATTCGCAGCAGGAGCCGCGGATGGCGGTTCACTACGCCTGCCTGGCCCGCGACCTGATTGGGCAGCACGCTTGGCAATCGGCTATCGCCGCGCGCGACGCCTACCGGAACGACCCGAACACGGACAACCACCAGATGATGGCGGATATGGCCGGGATCAAGCGCAAGGACGCCAAGGAGATTTACCTGGGCCTGTCCTACGGCATGGGCGGCGCGAAGATGTGCCGGAAGCTGGGCCTGCCGACGATGATGGCGGTTCGCGGCCCGCGCTTCCAGCTGTTCGACGTGAACAGCCCGGAGGGCAAGCGCCTGGTCGAGGAGGGCGCACGCCGGTTCGAGGCCGCGGGACCGGAAGGCCAGCGCCTCCTGGACACGTTCGACAGCAAGGTGCCGTTCGTCAAGAAGCTGGCGAAGGCGTGCGAGGCCCGGGCGAAGGCCGTGGGCTACATCACCACGTTGTCGGGCCGTCGCTGCCGGTTTCCGAAGGACCGTGACGGCAACTTCGATTGGACCCACAAGGGCCTGAACCGCCTGATTCAGGGCTCCTCCGCCGACCAGACGAAGGCGGCGATGGTCGCCCTGGACGCGGCGGGCTTCGATATGATCATTCAAGTTCACGATGAGATCGCGTTCAGCATCCGGGACCCGAAGGAGGGCGAGGCCGCGGCGGAGATCATGCGCACTTGCGTTCCATTGGAACTTCCATCGAAGGTGGACGTGGAGGTTGGGCCGACGTGGGGTCATTCGATGGGCTGGAACGGGGAGCTGCCGGAATGAAGTATTGCTATCAATGTGACGCCCAGGTCACGTATCTGTTTGGGGACGGGCGCTGTGGCCGCTGTACCCGCTTGACCCCGGAGGAAGTCCGGGGCGAACCTCTGGAGAATGAAATGCGCAAGAGTAACGAAAACACCGTGGAATTGGAAGGCGTCCTGGAGCGCGAGACGGAGAAAGCCTATTTGGTGGACTTCGGATTGGCCGACAAGGTCTGGATGCCCAAGTCGCAGGTCCGCGACGTTCAGAAGGGGTCCGGGCGCACCGTGACCCTCACCGTCACGGAATGGATCGCCAACGAGAAGGGCTTGATATGAGCCAGGTCGAGACAATCACCCTGGTGTTCGATGAACTCCCGCCCTTCGCCCGGAAGATGGGGCTGAAGCTGTCCCTGGGCGCGGAGTACGTTGGATTCAGGCCCGCCGGGTCGCGGGACCCGTTCGACAAGAAGGATGACGCGGGGACGCCGTTCAAGGCGGTTCGCCCCACGCTCAATTCGCCCTATTGCCGCGAGCTTCCGCCCCGTCAACGGAAGTGGGACCGCCGCTATGTGGGCCTGGCCCGCGAGGTCGCCAGTTGGAGCAAGGACCCGTCCACGAAGGTGGGCGCGGTTCTGGTGCGTCCGAACAACTCCGTGGCCTCCACGGGCTACAACGGCTTCCCTCCGGGCCACGACGATCACCCGGCCTTGTACGCGGATCGCGCCTACAAGTATGAGCACGTCATACACGCCGAAGTGAATGCGCTCAACTTTTACGGGTCGCCCACTCCTGGGTTTACGCTCTATACTTCTTTCCCCTGCTGTCCCGATTGCGTAGAACGGGCCGGGAAGGCTGGCGTGGGCCGTATTGTGTACCCTCGCCTGGACGTGTCGGGCCGCGATGCCTCCTGGGCAGCGGAGTGGCGCGAGCGGTTGGAGAAGGCCCAGGAGGTCGCGCTGCGGTACGGAATCGAGGTGGAGGTGCTGGATGAGTGAAGCGGCGATGTGGGAATCCATCCGCCCGGTCCTGAAGAAACTGGACCCGGTGCGGATCGAATCGCACATGACCGGCGGAGTCCCGGACGTGAACTACAGCCAGGGTTGGATTGAGCTGAAGTACATGGACCGCTGGCCGCCCCGGGGCGGGCCGCTTCGGGTGGATCATTTTACGGCGGCGCAGCGGGCTTGGCACGTGCGCCGCCGGAAGGCCGGGGGCCGGTCCTTCGTCCTGCTGAAGGTGGGGGCGGGGGAGTGGCTGTTGTTTGATGGAGCGGTCGCCGCGGTCCTGTTGGGCAAGGCGCTGAGGGACCGCTTGTATGAAGTATGTGTGTGCCGGTGGACCCGGCTACCAAAGACTGAGGAGATATGTCCATGGCTGCTATCATGACGCCGACCAAGGGGGAAAGCCTCTTGCTGTGGCGCCGCCGCAAGGGCCTGAATCAGGTCCAGGCCGCGTCAGAATACAATGTTCATCCTGACCGCTACCGCGAATGGGAAGCGGACCGCCGGACGGAGGATCAACCGCGCCAACACCTGGGCGAGCTGAAGCCGCACGAGCTTTGCGTGCTCGCTCGCCGCCGCGCCGGTCAGACCCAGCGTCAGGTCGCCGCGGCTATCGGGCTCACGCGGCTCTGGGTGACCAAAATTGAAAACGGGGAAGCCTCGCCGGATCGGCTCCAAGAATATTGGGGGTTGAACAAATGACATGCGGGGTCTATCGCATCACCCACCTCGCCTCCGGGCGTAGTTACGTGGGGCAGGCCAGGAACATCGAAGAACGCTGGGAACGTCACCGGAAGGGGGACACGAACCGCTACTTGCGGAATATCCTGAGTGAGGAGGGGCCGGACGCCCTCGCCTTCGATATTCTGGAAGAAGTCGCGCCCGAAGTCCTGAACGAACGGGAGGTGTTTTGGATCGAACGCCTGGGGACTATGTACCCCGCGGGGCTTAATCTGACCGCTGGCGGTCGAGTCCCTGACGAAGTGTCGCCGGAAGTCCGGCGGATAATGTCGAACTCCGCGAAGCGGGCGTGGGAGGACCCGGAGCGGAAGAAAGCCCACGCGGAACTCTGCCGTGAGCGGTTCAAGAACCCGGGCTATCGGGCACGAACGGTACACTCCCCGGCGGCCCGGGAGAAGATCGCGGCGGGGATGCGCCAGCGCACCGCGAAGATGAACGAAAAGCGTTGGGGAGGGAACCATGCCTGCTAAACACGAAATGCCGCAACACCGGACCAAGGACGCCATCGACTTCCTGCGCAAGTGGTGCCCGGAAGGTCCTTGGGTCCTCACCGCGATCATCCCGGACGGAAGGACCGAGACAGTGACGTTTCTGCCCACGGCCTGGCAGAAGGCCGCGGAGTGGATCGAAGGGCATCAGGGCAAGCGCAACCTGTACTTCCACGTGAACCCGGTCCGCCGGGCGATGGACGTGAAGGCGTCCAAGGAGGACATCGCCCGACTGGCCTGGCTCCACGTGGACATCGACCCGCGCGCCGGGGAGGACTTCGAGGAGGAGCGCGCCCGGGCGCTGAAGCTGCTGCGCGGGTATGACCTACCACCCACCGTGATCGTTGACTCCGGGGGCGGTTATCAGGGCTTCTGGAGGTTGGCCCCGTCCGACAAGCTGGACATCAACGGCTCCATCGCCAAGGCGCAGGAGCTGGAGGCGTACAACATCCAGCTGGAGAAGATATTTCAGGCCGACCACTGCCACAACGTGGACCGCATCATGCGCCTCCCGGGCACTATCAACGTGCCCAACGCGAAGAAGGTGAAGAAGGGCCGCAAGCCCGCGTTGGCGACCTTGGTGGACTGGGATGAATCCCGCCTTTACAACATCGAGCAGTTCACCCCCGCGGTTCGAGTCCAGACCGGCGAGCAGGGCCTGGCGGGCGGACGGCCCAAGGTCACGATCACCGGCAACGTCCCCGACATCGGAACGGAGGAGCTGCGCGAGTGGGCCCAGGAGCACGGCAAGGCGATCAGTGACCACTGCCTCGCGCTGATCGCTACTGGGCAGGACCCGCTGGACCCGACCAAGTACCAATCCCGCTCCGAAGCCCTGTTCAAGGTCTGCTGCGATCTGGTCCGGGCCGAAGTACCGGATGAGATGATCTATGCCGTCATCACGGGCAGCAACGAGATTGCCGCCAGCGTCCGCGACAAGCCGAACTGGGAAAGCTACGCGCTGCGCCAGATCGAGCGGGCGCACGAGGAGGCGATTGACCCTTGGCTGCGCCTCCTGAACGAGAAGCACGCCGTGATCGCCGACATCGGCGGGAAGTGTCGAATCATCAGCGAGGTCATGGACCCGTCGATGAACCGGACCCGGATCAGCAAGCAGTCCTTCGAGGACTTCCGCAACCGCTACCGTCACCAGAAGGTTGTCGTGGGCCACAACGACAATGGCCAACCGATAACGAAGGCCGCGGGGGCGTTCTGGATCGACCACCCGCAGCGCCGCCAATATGAGACAATCGTGTTCGCCCCGGGCCGGGAGGTCGATGACGCCTACAACCTGTGGCGGGGGTTCGCTTGCGACTCGCTCCCGGGCGACCGCCACGAGTCCTTCCTGCGCCATATCCGCGACAACGTCTGCTCCGGCAACCCGGAGCACTACAGCTACCTGTTGGGCTGGATGGCGCGGTTGGTACAGCACCCGGACGGCCCGGGCGAAGTGGCCGTGGTCCTCCGCGGTCGCCGCGGCACCGGCAAGTCCTTCTTCGTGAAGCAGCTGGGGCGGTTGTTCGGGCGTCACTTCCTCCAGGTGTCGGACTCGAAGCACCTGGTGGGCTCCTTCAACGCCCACCTCCGCGATACGGTCCTGCTGTTCGGTGATGAGGCGTTCTTCGCCGGGGACAAGAAGCACGAGTCAGTCCTCAAGACCTTGGTCACGGAGGAGCACCTGATTGTCGAGGGCAAGGGCGTGGACGCCGAAGCCGCGCCCAACTACGTCCACTTGTGCCTCGCCTCGAACGAGGACTGGGTGGTGCCCGCGGGTCTGGATGAACGCCGGTTCTTCGTGATGGAGGTCGGCGAGGGCAACAAGCAAGATCACCGTTACTTCAAGCAGATCAAGGAGGACCTGGACAACGGGGGCCTTGAATCGCTGCTCCACTTCCTGCTCACGTACAACCTCGAAGGGTTCGAGGTCCGCCAGGTTCCCCAGACCCAGGCGCTCCAGGAGCAGAAGATTATGAGCATGAGCCCGGAGACGCAGTGGATGTTCGAGAAGCTGTGGGAGGGCCGGGTGCTCAAGACGCATCAGGACTGGGCCCCGAAGGTAATGAAGGACGCGCTGTATGACGACTATGTGAACGACCTCCGGGACCAGGGCCGGAACTTCCGCATGAGCCGGACCGGCTTGGGCAAGTTCCTCCACCGGGTCCTCCCCGGCCTCGAAGGTCGGCAGGAAACCGCGGACGTGCCTTGGACCAATGAGCACGGCTTTGAGGTGACGATCAGGAAGCGGGTGTACATGTACTACCTGCCGACCCTCGCCCAAGCCCGGGCGTACTGGGATCAGAACCTGGGCGGGCCGTTCGATTGGCCGAAGGTCGAGCCGTCCCAGGAACCCCTCCCGGACGCTCCGAAGTCCGACGACAAGCCGCCGTTCTGAGGAGGCCCCGTGAGCGACACATTGGAGGCGACAAAGCGCGAGCTGGAGGAGGCCGGAATCAAGTACACGGTCGAATCCGGCAAGCGCCACTACAAGGTGAGGTTCACGGTTCGGGGGCGAGGTTGTTTGGTCACCTGCTCCCGGACCTCCTCCGACCATCGAGCCGCACTGAACGCTCGCCTTCAGGTGAGGCGCGAGATACGCAAGGCACTTTCGGATTGAAACCACTTTACTTCTTCGGAAGGCCGCACTATACTTCTTCTCACGGAGCCGGAAATGTCCGACTTGATAATGAACAAACCCTTTAACAACGGCCAGGAGCTGACACACCATGAACTACGCGAAGCATACAAACGGATCACGGGCCGCGAACTCCCGCGCGGAGCGGACGCCCGCCGAACGGTCCAACACTTTATTGCGACAAGCCCGCTGCGATTCGAGTTTGAAGTCAATCGCGTTCGCGGCTTCGCTTGGGACGCTGAGGAAGTTGGCTGAATGGATGCCGCAGCTGATCGCCGCGGGCTTCGTCCTGTTCATGATCGTCGCCTTGGGCAAGGTCCTGATCGACTACCTGGACATGCCTACGGTCTATGAGTCCTGGTCCTCCCGCGAGTGCGTCCGGGTCGAGGCGGCGGACGGCTCCCCGATGAGCTGCGACGCCCTCCCCTCCAAGTTTCATCACGTCTGGGTCGAGTGACCCGGGTTTACCTCAGAAAAGGAGCATCATTTAATGATTATCTTCCGCAACAAGGGCGTCATCGACCCCAAGTCAATCACCACCTTCGGCGTGTCCTCGAAGGAGAACCCCGGGGCCATTGGCTTCTTCGGCACGGGCCTGAAGTACGCCATCGCCATCCTCCTGCGCGAGGGCTGCGAGATCACCATTCACGCCGGCAAGCGCAAGCTGGAGTTCGGCGTGAAGCGCCAGAAGGTCCGCGTGGACGACTTCAACGTGGTGACGATGAACAAGCGCGCCCTGGGCTTCACCACGGAGGTCGGCAAGACCTGGGAAGTTTGGCAGGCCTTCCGCGAGCTGTATTGTAACACGGTCGATGAGCTGGGCGAGGTGTTCGAGGCCCAGGAAGTCCCGGAGGTCGGTGCGGATGAAACCGTGATCGTGGTCCGCGGCGAGAAGTTCCTGGACGTTTGGGCCTCCCGCTCCGACATCATCCTGTCCACCGAGCCGCTGGAGCGCAACGAAGCCGTCCACATCCACCCCGGGCCGTCGCACTTCGTGTTCTATCGGGGCGTGCGGGCCTATCGCCTGGACCAACCGACCCAGTTCACGTACAACATCCAGAAGAAGGTGGACCTGACGGAGGACCGCACCATCAAGTGGTCCTGGGACATCACCGCCGCCGTTCGGCGCGGGCTTTGCGAGTCCCAGGAAGCCCCGTTGATCAAGAAGGCCGTGACCGCGCCCAAGGGGACGTTCGAGCACCAGCTGGACTTCGAGGGGGTGGAGCCGTCCAAGCCCTTCCTGGCGACCGTCTCCGAACTCGCCCGCAACTTCGACTCCTCGCTGTCCCGCTCCGCGCTGAAGGCTTCGCAGGTCTGGATCATGGACCAGCTTCACGAGGAAGCGACCCCGATGCGCCTGAGCGAGCTGGAGCGCACGCGCCTGGAGCGGGCCGCGACGTTCTGCGAGCGGCTGGGCTTCGCGGTCCGGGAATATCCGATCATCATCAGCGAGTTCCTGGGCGAGGAGGTCCTGGGCCGCGCTCATGAGGGGAAAATCTACATCAGCAAGCGAACCCTGATGATGGGGACGAAGATGCTGGCGGGGACCCTGATTGAGGAGTTCATTCACCTCCGCCACTCGCTGTACGACGAAACCCGCACCATGCAAAACTTCCTGATGGACACTATCGTGTCCTTGGGCGAACAAATCACTGGAGAACCGCTATGACCGACCACAAGCACATCAACGTCCGCCTCGAAGGCCCGGCCCTCGCCCTGGCCCAGGACATCACCGCCACCTGCGCCGCGGCCCGCGAGAAGGTGGAAGCCCTCCAGCGCGACTTCGAGCGCCAGGCGGAGAAGATTCAGGAAGAAACGAACCGGGAGCTGAAGGCCCTTTGGCCGCAACTCCACCTCGCCGCCGGGGTCCCGGTCGGGGAGGTCGGGGAGTGGAAGCTGGATGCCAGCTATCTGGACGATCACGGCGTGGCCTTCCTGAGCAAGTGCTGCCACGAAGGGGAGGAGGGCGGCTTGGCCGACTTCCTGCGCGCCCTGAGCGGCGGTACAGGCCTGAAGCACTGAGGGGGAACCGACAATGCGCGCACTGATCCTGATCCTGGCCGTTCTGCCCCTCCTCGCCACGCAGGCGCACGCGGAGGAGGCCCGCCCATACTCCGCCCAGGAGACGATCCGGCGGGCGCAGATCGGCACGCATTCGCCACGGCTCGCGCCGCCGGTTCGGGTCGCTCCGGCTCCGGCCCGGACGGCGCGGCCCTCCCGGTATGATCGCTTGGTCTGCCGGGTGGACCCGGCGAAGCCCCTACACCAACAAATCATTTGTGAGAAGCAGAAATGAACGAGACTCAAGAAACGATGACGGCCTGGGGTGATGAGACCTTCGGGCCGACCCCTCCGGCGGCGATTGCGCGCCGGATGCTCCACGAGGTCCAGGAGCTTCTGGACGGCTTCGAGGCCCTGGGCGACCTCCAACCCGCCGACATCCCGGAGGAGGCCCGCGCCGCCCTGGGCGAGGAGTGCGGAGACATTTACATCATGCTGTCCCAGATCGCCCAGAAGCTGGGCACCGACCTCCCGACCATCGCCACGGCGAAGATGGCCGTGAACCGCGAGCGCCGCTGGGCGCGCGATCCGGCGAGCGGGACGATTCGACACGTCACCACCTTCAAAGAGGTCGGGACCGGGTTGGATATGGATATCAACAAGTTCTACGTCCTGACCGATTCCGGCAGCTTCTACACCTCCCAGGGCTTCGACTCCGCGGAGGCCGCGCTGAACTGGGCACGCGGGCCGGAGGGGATCGAGGCCGGGGCCGACCGGGACGTGATCGTGCCGACCTTCGCGGGTCCGCAAGAGGGCTGGCCGGAGTTGTCCGGCGCCAACGTGTTCTACGCCCGGGACCTGTACGACTTCTGGACCGCCAACCGCATCGAGATTGAAGGAGAAACCGAATGACCACAACGATCAACGGCGTGACCGCGCGCCTGGCCCGCGACCCGGAGGACTTCCGCCGCTACCGCATCACCGTTCAAGTGTACTCCAGGGTCAAGCCCGGCCTGAAGGCGTCCAACGACATCGACCCCGGCGCGAGCAACGGCCAGCAGCACCTGCTTCAGCTCATCGGCGCGGCGGGCGCGGCCTGCGCGGAGTACCTGGGCGAGAAGCACGGGGACAACATCGACCCCGTGACCGCTTCCCGGGACGCCATCCGCGCCTTCGGTGAGGAGTGCCACCTGCTCGCCGCGATGTCGAAGGACGCCCCGGAGAAGGTGAAGCGCCTCGAAGCCCAAGCCGTTCGGCTCAAGGCGGAGGAGCGCGAGCTGCTGAGCAAGTTCCGCTGGTCGCTGGACCACGGCGAGCGCCTGACCCCGCTGGAGGTCGAATGGCTCAACCGCCGCATCGGCGAACTCCATCAATCACAACTATGAGGACCGAAGCATGAGCACCCCCTTTCACCAAATAATCCCCTACGTGGAGAACGCCCTGGCCGACATCCGCGGGCGCGGCATGGGCGGCAATATCGTCCGGGACCCCGACAGCGTCCAGTCCTACCCCTACCGCGCCAGCTGGACGGGCCAGGAGTACATTCTGGCGTTCGCGGGCGACCCGCAGGACTATCGCCTGGAGCTGTGCCGGGTCAAGGACGGCCAATTGGACCCGATCCGCACGGAGACGGACCCGGAGAAGTTTGACGCCTTGATCATGGACTTCGTGGTGAAGGAGGGCTGATCATGAACCAGGACCCGCGCAAGCGCCCCAATGGAACTTACCTGCCCCGGCAGGACCGTCCGCCGCAGCACGTCAACTGCCGCTCCTCGCTGGAGCCGGTCGCGGAGGAGCTACTGGCCCGGGCGATTGCCGCGGGCCTTCCCCTCCTCGCCTTCGCCATCTTCCGTGACGCTTTCGTGCGCGAGCGCGTCCGTGACATGGAGCGGGCGGCGGGAATCCAGGAAGGTCCCCCGAACGCCCCCGCGTCCTGGGAGGGGTTGGAAGCCGTCCTGGGCAAGGATCAGGTGGACCGCCTCCGGGCGCTTCGCTAATACCACGAAGGAGCCGAACATGAAACGCGCACTGATCTACCTGGTCACTCCCCTCCTGGTCGGCGGCTTCGTCGCCTACGTTGTCTGGGAGATTCTTCAACCAATCCGGGGGCTCCTCGCGGGCCTCCCCCTATGAAAAGGAGCACCAACTATGTCTAATGACCTCATCGAGCGCCGCGACGCGGGCTACAAGCTGACCAGCTTTTACGGCGGCGACGCCCGGGGCGTCTGCCTCCAGATCACGGCCCTGAACGGGGACGGCTTCATCCAGCTGGACCGCAGCGGCGCGGACCTACTGATACAAGATGTTCGTCACTTGTTCTTGGAGAAGCAAGACGAAGCCCGGACGGAGCTGGAGGCCGCGGAGAAGCGCCTGGTCAAGACCGAAACCGAACTGTTGGAAGCGCGCCGGGTCCAGGGCCAGATGTCCAAGGAGCTGGAAGCCCTCCGGGAACGCCTCGCCCAGACCGAACGGAACCTGGCCCGCGCCCAAGGCTACATCGACCGCGTGACGGAGGGCGAGCCGCCGTTGCCGGGAGTGCGCAAAGAAGTCCATGAGCGGGTCGGCGGTTCCGTGGGCGTGAGCTATATCCACGGACCGGAGCCGCGCGGCCCGAAGCTGGACCTGGGCGAGCCCTACAACCTGAACGGCTACGGCCTGAGCCGGTAATGGCCCGGCGGCGTTCGCGCCGCCCCCAGTACACCTGCCGATGCGGGGCCTACCACTTCCCGCATAGGTTCGGGGGCGGTCGCTGTACGGGGCTCTGGATCGCGGAGGAGCAGTGGGAGAAGTCCTGGGGCTCCGGCGATTGCCGGCACTGCCTCTGTTGTAATCGAACGGAGGCTGTGCCCTACTGCGAGGTGGTGGTTGGGCAGGAAGTTGTCGAGGAATGCCCCGTGTATCAAGAGTTTGTACACTTTCATGAAATAACCAAGAAGCGGAGAAGAAAATGAGCAAAGAACAGATGGACAGCGTCATGCTGGACTTGGAAACGATGGGGACCGGCCCCAACGCGGCGCTGATACAGATCGGGGCCATGGCCTTCGATTCGCGGGAGGGGATTGTTGATCTGGACATGTTCGAGATTGACGTGGACCTGGACAGCGCGATCCAGGCCGGGGGTCGCGTGACGGCTTCGACCATCGGGTGGTGGGCGGAGCAGGGCGGGGTCCAGCTCCTGTCGATGGAGCCGGTGCTGATCGGGGAGGCCCTGGAGACGTTCGCGGAGTGGCTGGGCCGCTTCCCGAAGGTTCAACGGGTCTGGGCCCAGGGGCCGTCCTTCGACATCGCCATTCTGGAGGGCTACTATGAGCGCCTGCGCAAGCCGGTTCCTTGGGCCTACAACGCGGCGCGGGACACCCGGACGGTCTATGACCTCGCCCGGGAGCGCGGTTGGGACAAGCCCGAAGGCATGGAGCCGGTCCACCGGGGCTTGGAGGATTGCCACCGTCAGTTGACCTGTTTGATGAGCGCCCTGAACGTCCTCCGGGGCAACCCTGAAGGAGAATCCAAAATTGGCTGACGAAATCGACTTGAGCAATGACCGCATACTCCACGACACGGACCGCGAAGTGGCCCGGATCGCGGAGGCCGCGGCGAGGATACCGCCCGGGGAGCCGGGCGATTGCGACCTGTGTGGCGAATGGAGCGGGAGACTGGTGGGAGGAGTCTGTGCGCCCTGTCGGGACCGCCACAAGTTGCCGTGAAATCGCCCCCTCAGCAAAAAAGTTTGTCTGAGGGGGTTTACTTCTTAGGGCGGGGTCACTATACTTCTTTCAAGTTCAACAAGAACGGCAACCAATTCAGAAAAGGAGAATCATCATGACCCGCACCACAACGATCCCGACCAACAACCCATCCTACGGCTTTTATGGGACGGTGGCCCTGGAGAAGGGCGCGGAGGGGGCGGACGCCGCCTGGGCCGTCGCCTTCCGTGACCTCGCCGCCGCGATCCCGACCGCGAAGCCGGAGGAGGTCCGCAACTACCTGGACAGCGTGTATGGGCGGCACACTGCGGATGAAGTCCTGAGCGGCACCCCGGTCGCCCATCAGGTGGAGTTCCGCCGGGCTCGCATCCTTCGCTACTTCGCTGAGATTAAACGCCAAACCGCCCGTGGGGCCTTCGAGGACTGACCGCCCTCCTCGCAGGTCGAAAAAAGTTGTATGAGGGGCTTTACTTTTTCGGGAGCCCCCGCTATACTTCTTCTCACGTAACCAAGAAATGGAGAACTGAAATGAGCAAGATCGCCGCCCACGACAAGACCCGCGAAGGTTGGCTGCGCGCCGCCGTTCAGAAGCTGGAAGCCCGCCTGGAGGAGGCCGGACAGAAGATGCCGGAGGCCTGGGCCGTCTCCGTGGGCTTCCCGAAGCGCGCCCACGCGAAGGTCGCCGCCATTGGGGAGTGCTGGAGCAAGGAGGTCAGCACCGCCTCCGTGTACGAAATGTTCATCAGCCCCGTCCTGGAGAACCCGGTGGAGGTCCTGGCCACGCTTCTTCATGAAATGATCCACGCCGCCGTGGGCCTGGAGTGTAAGCACGCCGGTCCGTTCGCCAAGACCGCCCGCGCGGTCGGCCTGAAGGGCAAGCTGACGGCGACCTACGCGGAGCCGGGCACTGAACTCCACGACGCCCTGACCGACCTCGCCCGCGAGCTGGGCGACTACCCGCACAAGGCGATGGCCCCGCGGAAGAAGCCCGCCCAGCCCAAGGGTTGGTTCCTGGTCAAGCTGGTGAGCCCGAACGATCCCGGCTACAAATTCACCATCGCGCCGCGCTTGATCGAGGAGTACGGCATGCCCAAGGACTTCCTGGGCGATGAAATGATTGTTGTTGAAGAATGAACCCAAAATCAGAAATGGAGAACACCAACATGAGCAAGATCACCGCCACCCGCATCGACAACGATGAACAGCGCCTCCAAGTCCTCCCGGCCCACTTCGGGGCGGACTTCCTCCGGGTCGAAATGGCCCTGTATAGCCACCTCCAGATGATGTCCCCGGAGGACTACGTTGGCGGGTACTGGTACATGTACCAGCTGTCCAACGGCGGCATGTACCTCGCCCCCGCGATCACCGACCGGAAGCTGCGCCTGACCGTGGACACCAACGGCTACTCAGGCGAGGTCAGCGGAGACGCCGCGGGCCTGATCACCTGCCTGTTCGTGTTCAACGCCCTGTGCTGGAAGTACCCTCAGCGCGAGGACTACGTGGACCTGTTCTACAAGCTGCGTGACTTCGCCTTCGACCACCCGGAGGCTGAGGAAATCATCGCCGCCATCGACTGACCGACCCTTCGGGGCGGAACCGATCCGCCCCGAACTTCCCAGAAAAGGAGCAACATCATGACCAAGACCGCCACCAAAACCAACCTCCTGGAGGAGACCATCAACGAAGGTCGCCAGGACGTTACCGCCCGCCGCGTACTGTCCCTGGGCGACTTCAAGGTGCGCCTCACGATAAAGTCCGACAGCTACCAGTTCCAGTCCTTCGCCCGGGCGGAAGTCTGGAACCCGGCGACCCTGAGCTGGAATCAGGTCCACTCCATACACTACGCTGAAATGGCGACCCCGGAGGGCCTTTGCTACCGCCCGAACAAGTCCGGCCTGAAGATCGCCCACTTCACGCGCGACTTCGACCGCCTGCTGACGATGGTCAAGCAGATCATCCTGTAACCTTGTAGAAAAGGAGCCCATCATGGCCAATATGAGCTACTGCCGTTGGGAGAACACCCTCAACGACCTCCGCGACTGCGCGGAACACTTGAACGACCCCCTGGGCGGATCGGAAGCCCGCGCCCGGGCGTCCCTCCTCGAACTCGCCGCGGACATGCTGGAGGAGGTCGGGGTGACCATCGACCGCCGCGAGCTGGACGAAGCCCTGAGCAACGCCCCGGGAGGTGAAGGATGAGCCGCGAGCTGGCAGAGTTCGAGGACCGCGTGGCCGGCATTCCCTGCCTGATCGTGGTCACCTACTGGGAGCCCTACGTGCCCGCCCAGATCAGCGGACCTCCTGAGCACTGCTACCCGGCGGAAGGCGGGTGCGGTGATTGGGAAGTCCGCGACCGCCGCGGACGCCCCGCGCCCTGGTTGGAGCGGAAGCTGACGGAGGCGGAGCGCGAGCGGATTGACCAACTTGTATTCGACTATATGGAGAACCGCGAATGAGACAACGATTGATCGACCGGGCCAAACGCGCCCTGGTCCGGCGGCTTCGGACCCGGCACCAAATGGTGAAGCCGACCCCGACGCAAGGCCTGTTCAACTTCCGTTGCCACGAGAACTGTGTTCAGTACGTGCGCGACCGCCCCGGCGAAGCCCTGGGCATCGTGGAGACGATCTATGTGGACGGTGAATGCCCAATCCTCCACTACCTGGTCCACGACTTCGACGCCGGGGAATACCTCGAAGTGACCCTGGGCTGGCTCGCGCCGCAGCACGAATACTACCTGATCCGCCCAGTCCACCCGTCCGACTTCGACCGCATCCACAGCGAGTTCAGCCGCTCCCGGGCGGACTGGTGCGATGAGTTCGTGGGCTGGTTCGGGCGGAAGGTCCTGCGGATCGAACCGGGGGACATCCTATGAACTGCCTACACTGCGAATTGACCCGGGCGCGAGCGAAGGCCGTGGCCTGGGCGATCCTTCGGATGAGTCGGCAACAGATCGCGGACCGGCTCGCCGAAACCTACGGTGAACGCTACTACGTGGAGGACGGCGTGGTGCTCCGCGCCTCCAAGCTGCCGCCCTACCAACCGCACCGCATCTACCCACTACTGGAGAAACAATCATGACTGACGTTACACCCCGCCAAGCCCTCCCCCGGGCTCAGGAACTGCTCGACAAGGCCCTGCCGACCATCGTGAAGGTCCAGGAGTTCCACGCCGCCTTCGGACACCCGATTGCGGACGGCCCGGACCCGGCGACGAAGGCCCTGCGGGAGCTGCGCGTGAGGCTGATCGCGGAGGAGCTGACGGAGCTGTGCGACGCCCTGGGCGTGGAACTGGAGGTCATCCGCTCCGCGAAGGACGGCGGCTGGCGCATCAAGGTCGAGGCGACCGCGGACGATGAGGACGTTGACCTGGTCGAAGCGGCGGACGCCCTGGGTGACCTGGACTATGTGGTCAGCGGCGCCAACCTGGTGTTCGGCTTCCCGGCGGAGGCCGTGATCACGGAGATCCACCGCGCCAATATGTGCAAGCTGGGCGAGGACGGCAGGCCGATCTACCGCGAGGACGGGAAGGTGCTGAAGGGGCCGAACTACACCCCGCCGAACGTCGCCGCGGTCCTGGGCGAGGCGACGGGGACTGACTGGGCCAAGTGACCTGAATCATCTTCCTGACGCCGGGAAGATGGTCTGGGGTTGTTACTTAGGTTAAGCGCGTTACTTAGGTTCGGGGCCGCTCGCGGCTGATCCTAAGTAGCGCGTTTTCTGTTTAAGATCAAGGGTTTAAGTGTCAATTACTTACCTTACTTACCTTTCTTACCTGGTTTTTAATTCGCTAGACAAATTGAGCCCGGAGGAGGTCTGAGGACCCTGCTGAAGGGCCCAACAAGAATCCTCCGTGCGGTGATCCGGGGTTCTGATCGGTTCCCAGGGGGTTCCAGGTAAGTAAGTTAAGTAAGTTAAGTATCTATCTATCTATCTATCTATAAATATAGGATTTATATGGAGAATTTGCCGGCTTGGGGTCGAACTTCTTCAGCAATGAAACCTAAGCGCGAGCCCGCGAAGTTAAGCGCGGAGACGTGACCCGCTGCGCGACCCCTCCCCTTGGGCAACTCGCCCTGGGCTGAGCACTCCGCGCCGCCACCCACCCCGGATGCTCCCGCGCGCGGGCGCGGCTCTTGCTGATTCAACAACCTCCAGCTATACTCGCTTCATCATGGTCCTTGGGCGTGAGGTCCGGGACCGTCAAACATCGCGGCGCGACGCCGCGCAAATGAGTACACGGAGGGAGCGTGATGCACCCGATTGAGAAGTTGCCGCCGAAGCCGATGGTGCCCTTCACGGCGGAACGGAAAGAACGCTATTTGGACTTGCTGCGCAATGATCCCCGCATCGGGGGTCGGGTTTACTTGTGTGCGGAGGCGGTCGGCGTCTCCACCAGCACGGTTTATGACCATTGTAAGCGGGACCCGGAATTCAAGGAGCGGTTCGAGGAGGCCCGGCAGGCCTGGATCGAGGAGTATGCGATGGCCGCGCTGCTCAAGCGCGGTATCGAGGGCGTGGACCGTCCGCTGATCGGCGGGAAGTTCAAGGATGAGATCGTGGCGTATGAGCGGGTGTACAGCGATTCGCTGCTGCTCGCCTACATGCGCGCCTACAAGCCTGAGTTCAAGGAGAAGGCCGACACCACCGCCTTGATCACGGGCGGCGCGGCGGGCGTCATGATCGTTCCGGCAGCGCCGCAGAACATGGAGCACTGGCAGGTGTCCTTCGGGGACCTGGCCAAGGGGACGGAGGGCCGCGACTGATGGAACAGACCGCGATTGCCTCCGCCGTCTCAGGCGTGATCAAGTACCCGGCCCGGCCCGGCTACCCGATTGAGTGGCGGGAGGTCGATGACGGGGCGGGACAGACGGAGCTGCGCCCATATTACACCGACCAGGACAGCGGGCGCTTGATCGAGGCGTCCTGGGCACCGCAGTACGGGTCGCAGTTGGCGTTCCTCATGGCACAGCCGATCTTCGAGGTGCTGTATGAGGGGACGCGCGGCCCGGGCAAGACCGATTGCCTGTTGATGGACTTCCTCCAGCATGTCGGCAAGGGCTACGGGGCGGAGTGGCGCGGCATCTTGTTCCGCCAGACCTACCCGCAGCTGTCGGACGTTATCAACAAGACCCAGAAGTGGTTCAAGCGCCTGTTCCCCGCGGCGAAGTACAACAAGGTGGAGCACACCTGGACCTTCCCGGACGGCGAACAGCTCCTGCTGCGCCACATGAAGTCCCCGGAGGATTATTGGAACTACCACGGCCACGCCTATCCTTGGATTGGCTGGGAAGAACTTTGTAACTGGGCGGACGACAAGTGCTACACCGTCATGATGTCCTGCTGCCGCTCCACGAAGGCCGGCATGCCCCGTTGCTACCGGGCGACCACCAACCCCTACGGCCCCGGCCACAACTGGGTCAAGTCCCGCTTCCGCCTCCCCCACATGCGGGGCCGCGTGATCACGGACGCGATGCGCGACGGCGAGCGCGAGCCGCCCCGGGTCGCCATCCACGGGTCCATCTATGAGAACAAAATCCTGCTCCACGCTGACCCGGAGTACATCACGAAGATCAGGGCCGCGGCCCGGAACCCTTCGGAGCTGAAGGCGTGGCTGGAGGGCTCCTGGGACATCATCGCCGGGGGCATGTTCGATGACCTCTGGCGGGGCGATGTCCACGTGGTTCCGTCCGTCCCGCTTCACTTGATCCCGAAGCGGTGGAAGGTTGACCGCAGCTTCGACTGGGGCAGCAGCAAGCCCTTCAGCGTCTGCTGGTGGGCGGAGTCCAATGGGGAGCCGTTCGAGTACAATGGCCGCGTGTACGGTCGCGTGCGCGGCGATCTGTACATGATCCAGGAATGGTACGGCTGGAACGGAACCCGCAACGAAGGCGTGCGCATGCTCGCCCGCGACGTGGCCCAAGGCATCCGCGACCGCGAGGAGGACTGGAGCCTGACCGGACGGGTCAAGCCCGGCCCCGCTGACTCCTCCATCTTCGATGAGGAGAACGGCAACAACATCGCCCGCGACATGGAGGCGGTCGGCGTCCGCTGGCAACCCGCCGACAAGGGGCCGGGCTCGCGCAAGCAGGGCTGGGAGCAGATACGCAAGTTGATCAAGGGCGCGCTCCCTCCGGCCCACGGCGGACCGCGGGAGGAACCCGGCATATTCATCATGGATTGCTGCGCCCAGGCAATCGAGACGTTGCCCGTGCTCCCGCGGGACGACAAGGACCTGGATGACGTGAACACGGAAGCTGAGGACCACATCGGCGACGCCGTGCGCTACCGCGTCCGCAAGAAGCTGCGGGGCGTGAAGCAGTCAGACATGTAATACAACTTGCCGAACTCCGCCGGGCGGCGGAGAATAGGCGCAGATTGAGGACCCGACTATGAGTGATGAAAAAGACTCCCAGAACCCCGCCACGACCAGCGGGGCGTATGACACGATGGCTCCCCGCTGGAACGTCATCGAGACGCTGCTGGGCGGAACGGAGGCCATGCGCGAGGCGGGCGAGCTGTACCTGCCCAAGCACGAAGCGGAGACGCAGGACGGCTATGACGCCCGGCTCCAGGCCGCGGTCCTCCTCAACATGGTCGAGCAGACCCTGGACACGCTGTCGGGCAAGCCCTTCAAGGAGCCCGTCAAGCTGAATGACGATGTCCCGGCGGCGATCCAGGAGAACGTCCTGCCGGACGTGGACCTTCAGGGCAACAACCTGGACGTGTTCGCCCGGGCTTGGTTCCGGGAGGGCATGGCCAAGGCGTTCGCCCACGTCCTGATCGACTTCCCCCGCCCGGCCCCGCGGGAGGACGGACAACCCCGGACCCTGGCGGATGATCGGGCGGAGGGCCTGCGCCCGTACTGGGTCCTGATCAAGCCGGAGTGCCTGCTGTTCGCCCGCGCGGAGGTCATCAACGGGGCGGAGGTCCTTCAGCACGTCCGCATCCTGGAACACTACACGGAGCAGGACGGCTTCGCGGAGGTGACCAAGGTTCGCATCCGCGTCCTGGAGCCGGGCCGGGTCCAGCTCTGGGAGCCCCGGAAGCGGTCGGGCAAGTCCAAGGAGGAATGGGCGCTGGTCGATGAGTGGGGGACCGGCCTGGACTATGTCCCCTTGGTGACGTTCTACGCCGCCAAGAAGCAGGGCCTGATGCTCGCCAAGCCCCCGCTGTTGGACCTCGCGTGGCTCAACGTCTCCCATTGGCAATCGACCTCCGACCAACGCCACATCCTCACCGTCACCCGCTTCCCGCTCCTGGCGTGTTCGGGCGCGACGGGCGAGGACAGCGACCCGGTGGTGATCGGCCCCAACAAGATTCTGTACAACTCCGACCCGCAAGGCCGGTTCTACTACGTGGAACACGGCGGCGCGGCCATCAGCGCCGGTCGCCAGGACCTCCAGGACCTGGAACATCAAATGGCGGGCTACGGGGCGGAGTTCCTGAAGAAGAAGCCCGGGGACCAGACCGCCACGGCCCGCGCCCTGGACAGCGCGGAGGCGACCAGCGACCTTCAGGCCATGGCCGTCGCGTTCGAGGACGCCGTGGCCCAGGCCCTGGACATCACCGCGGAGTGGATGCGCCTTGCCGAAGGCGGCGGGACCGTGGAGCTGGTCAAGGAGTACGACATTGACGAGCAGGACGCCTCCGGCCTCCAGGCTCTCCAGGTCGCCCGCGACAAGCGCGACATCAGCCGCAAGGCGTACCTGAACGCCCTCATCCTCCGCGGTATCCTCCCGGAGGACTTCGACATGGATGAGGACTGGGAAGTGCTCCAGGAGGAGATCAGCGACGCCATGGCGCGCGCCGGTCTGGACCTGGACCCGGCCCAACGGGACGATCAGACCCCGGGCAACAACCCGTCTAATCAGCCCCCGGGCGACAATCCGCCGTCCGGCGGTCCTTCTGATGGAGGTGCTCAATGAGCGTATGGGTTCTGTTGGGCCTTTGGCTGATGGTCAGCATCCCCGCGGCGATCTTCGTGGGCAAGCTGATCTACTTCGGGATGGGCGAAGCTGATGCCGACCTGGAATGAAGAATACCGCGATGCGGTCCTGCGCCACCAGATCGGCATTCGCCGGTACAGCGCGGGCCTCGCCCGGCGGGTCGCCCGGCTCCTGGAGGAGGCGGACCGCGACCTGACGGAGAAGCTGCGTGCGCGCCTGGTCCGGTTCGAGGGCCGGGACCTGGACTTCACCGGCGAGCGGTGGAAGGCGCTGCTGGATGACGTGCGCGGAGCCCGGGCGGTGGCCCTTCAGCAGTACAAGGACCTGACCCGCGGGGAGCTGGGCCGCTTCGCCGTGCTCGAAGGGGCGCGTGAGCAGGCGATCCTCCAGGCTTCCGTGCCAATTGAGATCAGCTTCGCGGCGGTCGCCGCCGATCAGCTGCGCGCCATCGTGTCCTCCCGCCCGTTCCAGGGCCGTCTGCTTGGGCAGTGGTTCCAGACCCTGGAGCAGACCGACCGGGCGCGATTGACGCAGGCCCTTCAGTTGGGTATGGCCCAGGGCGAGCCCACGGAGACCATCGTGCGGCGCGTGGTCGGGACCCGGGCGAACGCCTACGCGGACGGAATCCTGGCCGTGACCCGGCGGGACGCCCAAGCAATCGTTCGCACTGCGGTGAATCACGTCTCGAACACGGCCCGGAACTATGTCTGGGAGGCCAACAGCGACGTGATCACGGCGCGCATCTGGGTTTCGACCCTGGACGGTCGCACCAGCGCGGTCTGTCGAGCGCGGGACGGCCACGCCGCGCCGGTCGGCGACCACCCCCTGCCCGAAGGTATCCCGGCGCTGGTCCCGGCGGAGGCGAAGCCCCCGGCGCACATCAATTGTCGGTCGGTGATGGTCGGGTACATCGACGGCGTGGGCCTCCTGGGCAATCGCCCCTTCGTCGTGGACACCCGGAACCGTCGCCGCCGTGAGATTGACTTCAGGGCGGAGGCGAAGCGCACCGGGAAGTCCATCCAGGACATTCGCCGGGAGTGGTCGGACCGGAACGTGGGCCGGGTTCCCGCCGCGACCACTTATCAGGACTTCTTGAAGCGCCAGCCCGCATCCTTCCAGGACGATGTCTTGGGCCGGACCAAGGGCAAGCTGTTTCGGGACGGGGGCCTGACGGTCGATCAGTTCGTTGATCGGGCGGGCAATGAGCTCACTCTGGACCAACTCGCGGCGACGAAGCCGGAAGCCTTCGTCAAGGCGGGACTTGACCCGGAAGCATTCTGACATTATTCTTCGTCTTGCGTGACGCACTTCGGTGGGTGATCCACCATACATGAGGACATATCTATGGATTTTGAATTCACTCCGGTCGATTCCATCGACAAGGTGCCGGAACAATTCCGGGGCATCTACAAGCAGGGCGACGATGGCAAGTTCATCGTTGACGAAACCCACAAGGGCATCGTGGAGGCCGTCACCGGCCTGAACAAGTCGCTGAAGGCCGCGCGTGCCGAAGCGAAGGCCAAGACCTCCGTTGACCTGACTCCCCTGGCGGACTTCGGCGCGACGCCGGAGGAAATCAAGACCAACATCAGCAACAAGCTGAAGGAACTCCAGGACGAACTGGCCAAGGGCGGCGAAGCGAAGCTGAACCTGGACAAGGTTCGCCAGGAGCTGGCCGACGCCCACGCCAAGGACCTGAAGAAGGCCGGAGCCCGCGCCGAAGCCCTCCAGAATCAGCTGTATGGCCTCCTGGTCGAGAACGCGGCCACCGCGGCGGTCGCCGAACTCAAGGGCGTGCCCGAACTCCTGCTGCCCTTCATCAAGAATCAGGTGAAGGTGGTCGAGCAGGATGGTGAGTTCAAGGTGTTCGTCGTGGACGCCCAGGGTGACCAACGCTACTCCGGCGTGACCGGACAGCCGATGACCATCAAGGAGCTGGTCGCGGAAATGAAGGCCAACGAGAAGTATGGCCGCCTGTTCGAGTCCGAAGCCCCGGCGGGCGGCGGTATGCCTCCCGGTGGCGGGCGTCAGACGCCTCGCCCACAGGGCAAGACTCTGACATCCACCGAGAAGATCGCGGCAGGCCTGGCGAAAGCCCACCGCCGTTGATGTACAAGAAGCCCCGGCAAGTCCGGGGCTTCCGTTTTACGGAGTTTGGGTTTATACTCCGAACACGTTTTGGTGAAAGCCAAACACGCGATTGGCCCGGCAGGAGTGATTCCGGCGGAGGCCCGCGACGGCTCCGGGTGATCCGGCACGGCTTCAACCGTTATCAACTACCCCATCAGGAGGGACAAACATGTCTTCCGTTACTCTTGCCGAAAGCGCAAAGCTGGCCCAGGACGAACTGGTTGCCGGCGTCATCGAAAACATCATCACCGTCAACCGCTTCTTCGACGTGCTGCCGTTTGACGGCATCGAAGGTAACAGCCTGGCGTACAACCGCGAGAACGTCCTGGGCGACGTGATCAACGCTGGCGTGGGCACGACCTTCAGCGGCGCAGGCGCGGGTAAGAACCCGGCGACCTTCACCCGGGTGAACAGCAACCTGACCACCATCATGGGTGACGCCGAAGTCAACGGCCTGATCCAAGCCACTCGCTCCGGCGACGGCAACGACCAGACCGCTGTCCAGATCGCGTCCAAGGCCAAGTCCGCCGGTCGCCAGTACCAGAATCAGCTGATCAACGGTACGGGCACCAACAACGAGTTCGCTGGCTTGCTCCAGCTGGTCGCCGCGGGCCAGACCCTGACCCCGCAGACCAACGGCCAGGCCCTCAGCTTCGAGATTCTGGACGAACTGATGGACCGCGTGGTGGACAAGGACGGCCAGGTGGACTACATCACCATGCACGCTCGCACGCTGCGGTCCTACAAGGCCCTGCTGCGCGCCCTGGGTGGTGCGTCCATCAACGAAGTGGTCGAGCTGCCCAGCGGCGCTGAAGTCCCGGCCTACAGCGGTGTGCCGATCTTCCGCAACGACTACATCCCCACCAACCAGACCCAGGGCAGCACCTCCAACGCCACCACGATCTTCGCGGGTACGTTGGATGACGGCTCCCGCACCCACGGTATCGCGGGCCTGACCGCCACGACCGCCGCGGGTATCCAGGTGGTGGACGTGGGTGAGTCGGAGGACGCCGACGAACACATCTGGCGCGTGAAGTGGTACTGCGGCCTGGCGCTGTTCAGCGAGAAGGGCCTGGCGGCGGCTCCCGGCATCACCAACTGATCGCTGGGGTCATTCCGCCCCGAAGCCCACGCAAAGGGGCGGGATGGTCCTCACCGTCCCGCCCCTTTTGCTTATCTGGAGAACAGCTATGCTTTACATGCTCGCACTTTCACAAAGCGCCGGTGGCGTCCAGGTGGTCAACGACCGCCGCGCCGTGGTGCTGAAGCTGCCCGACAACACCGCGCCGGAGGACGCCCTGGGCGTCGCCCGCGACCTTGCCGCCGCAGCCGACCCGACCAACGCGCCCGCCTGGGCCGGAGCCCTGGGCGGCTTCATGTCCAATGACTCCCTGGACATCCTGGACGGCGTTCTGTGGCTGAACGTCAACCCGGAGACGCCCGCGACCCTGGAAGGCGACCCGGACGAAGGCGGCGGCGATCTGCCGGCCACTTCGGCCATCGTCGCGGACGGCCAGGCGATCACCACGCCCTTGAACGGCGTCGAACGGACCCTGACCCCGACCGTCGCGGGCAACGCGATCACGGGCCTGGAAACCGCGCCGACCGTCGCTGTCGTGACCGATGGCCAAACCCTCGCCGTCACCGGCGGGACCGTCACCCTCACGGTGGCCGCGAACGCGGTGACTGCTGAGTTCACGCCGGAATAACCCAGAACGCGGAGAATTGTACATGAGCACCATTCAAGTCAACTACGTCCTCGCCGGTCCCCTGGCCGGCAAAACGATCAACCTGGGCACCCTCCCCTACCCGTTCCGGGAAGGTCGCCTGAGCATCGTTGCGCCGGTCGAGGATCAGGCCCTTCACGCGCGCTTCTTGGAGCGCAACGGCTGGGCTTACCCGGAAGGACACCCGGCCCTGAAGGAGGTTTCCAATGGCCAGCGTGATCTTTCGCAGCATCCCCAGCCCAACGGCGAACCGCCGCTATCAGGCGGAGTACAGCCCAACGGGGAAGGGGCTGAAGCCGGTCAGCAAGGCCCGGACCAAGGGACCGGAGCAGCTGAAAACCCGTCCGGGGGTTCCGGGTCGGTTCCCAGCGGGGACGGACAGCCGGAAGGCGTGAAGGAACCTGTGGCTGAGGTCAACGCGAAGCTACAGCGGGCGGTCCTGAGCCTGGACCCGGCGGATGATTCCGCCTGGACCAAGGACGGGAAGCCCGCAATGAGCGCCGTGGAGAAGCTGTATGGTGCCACGGACATCACCCGTGCGGACGTGGAAGCGGTCGCGCCGGGTTTCAACCGCGAGCAGGCGAAGGGCGGCAAGTGATTGTCGCCCCGAACCTCTGAAACAGGAGAAACATCATGGCCAAGTCTGGAACCCTGATCAAGTGCGCCAACAAGATGGTCGCATCCACTCGCTCCGGCGTCCGCAACGGTCCCGGCAACAAGAACATCGCCCACGGAGCGACCCGCGAGCCGCGGCCCTCCGGCCCGACCGCCCCGATCAAGGGCGCGGACAAGGGCGGGGTGTGAGGTGATCGGCTTCGCGGTCCCCTCCAAGCTGAAGGTCGCCGCCGCCCTGGGCGTCGCGGCGATCCTTCTGGTGTCCGCGGGCTTCGGCCTGGGCTACGGCTACGGCGGCACCAAGGCGACGGAGAAGGCCGCGGAGGCGATGGACGCCTACAAGGAGGAGGTCCGCGAGCGCGAGCGCGAGCAGGAACGCCTCCTGGCGGAAGCCAACGACAGGAACCGTGAACAGGAGAAGGCCCATGAACAGCGCGTCGCCGACCTCCGGGCGGAGTTCGCCCAGCAGCAAGCGGACGCCGCCGCGCGGGACCAGCGCACTATTGCTGATCTTCGCTCTGGCAATCAGCGGCTGCGCCTCCAAGTCACCTCTTGTCGTGCTGCCTCAGCCGGTTCGCCTGAGCCCGCCCCCGGCGGAGCTGATGGAGCCGGAAGTGCCGAACTTGCGCCAGAGACTGCTGCGGCTCTCTGGGGAATCGCCGGAGACGGCGACCGGGCCATCAGGAGACTGACGGCCCTTCAGGCTTGGGCGCGGTCCGCAGTACAGACTTGTAACACCACGGAGAATCAACAGTGAAAGACCTCATCAACAGTTTCCGCAGCCGCCTGGCCAAGCGCCTCGCCCCGTTCCTGGACCTCACGGCCTGGGTTCTGGTCCTGGTGAGCCTGGTTCCGCTGCTCTTCATCGACGTGGCCATGGTCGTGACTCTCATTCAATGGACAGCCTTTGGCTTCGCGCTGGCAGGAATCACCGTTATCATCACCCGTGTGGTATTCCCCCAGGTGGACCTGTCCGCGTGGCTACGCGAGGCGCGGGAAGGCCCCCGCGAGGGTCGGACGGCGGCGGCGCTGGTCGTGCTCGCGGTCGCCCTGGTGGTCTGCGCGATCTTCCTGGGGTTGGTGCTATGGGCAAAAGCCTGATCCACCTCCTCCTCGCCCTCTGCGCCTGGGCCCTGGGCTCCCTGAGTCCGGCCCTCGCCCAGGACGTTCGCACCTTCGTCCCGTCCGGGGCGGAGGTGTACGCGCCTGTGCTGGTCGAAAAGCAGCGCGCCGTTTGGCCCGCCGCGCCGGAGCCCTGGACCCTCGCGGGTCTGGTGGAACAGGAATCGTGTATCAGCCTCACCCACTCGCGGTGCTGGAACCCGCGCGCGGAGCTTCGGACCTCGCGTGAGTACGGCTTCGGCTTCGGGCAGGTCACGGTCGCCTACAACGCCAACGGCACGGTCCGGTTCAACAAGTTCGAGGAGCTGCGAGCCGCCCACGACTCGCTCCGCGCCTGGACTTGGGCGAACCGCTATGACCCGGGCTACCAACTCACCGCGGTGGTGGAAATGAATCTGGACCTGTGGCGGCGGGTCGCCGCGGCCCCGGGCGCGACGGTCAAGGACCAATGGGCCTTCGTCCTGTCGAGCTACAACGGGGGCTTGGGCTCCGTCCTCCAGGACCGCCGCCTTTGCTCCAATACCCGCGGATGCGATCCGGCCCGCTGGTTCGGTCATGTCGAGAACACCAGCCTGAAGTCCCGGACCCCTCAACCCGGGTACGGCGGGCGGTCCTGGTTCGACATCAACCGCAGCCACGTGAGCAACGTGATCAACCTCCGCCGGTCCAAATATGAACCCTTCTGGGAGGCAACATGGCCCTGATCGTTCAGAATGACCAAGGAACCGTCCCCGGAGCCAACGCCTACATCAGCGTCCAGGAGTTCAAGGACTACCACGACGCCCGGGGCAACAGCTACGCCGGACAGACGGACCAGCAGATTGAAACAGGCATCGTCCGGGCCACCGATTACCTGGATGGGCGCTTCCGCTTCGTGGGCAAGCCCCTGTACGGACGCAACCAGACCACGGCCTGGCCCCGGTCGGACGCCCGGGATTGCTCGCGCCGGTACGTGACGGGGATTCCCCGCGAGGTGAAGGACGCCACGGCGGAGTACGCCCTGCGCGCCCTCGCCGCGGACCTGCTCCCGGACCCGATCCGCGACCCGTCCGGGGCTCCGGTCCAGTCGAAGTCGGAGACGGTCGGACCCATCAGCGAGTCCGTCACCTACGTGAGCGGGGCCGTGTTCGTCATGCCCAAGTACCCGGCGGCGGACTCGAAGCTGGTGCGCGCCTGCCTGGTCATATCCGGCGGTAACGTGGTGAGGGCGTGATATGGCTCGCTTTGACAACGCCATCGCCCTCGCCAAGCGCCTGATCAAGAAGAACGGTCAGGTGGTCACGCTCCGCGGCTTCTCCGGGACTCCGGCCCCGGACCCGGACAAGCCTTGGAAACCCGGCCCCAACGTACCTCTGGATCAGCCGATTGAGGCCGTGTTCCTGGACTATGAGCAGAAGTACATCGACGGCGAGCTGGTCCGTATGGGCGATCAGCGCGTGTTTATGCCCGCGGACGGCCTCACGGTCGCCCCGGAAGTTGAGGGGGTGATTCTCCGGGGAGCGGAGACGTGGAAGATTGTCAACGTCAAGCCCCTGGCCCCGAACGGTCAACAGATTATGTATGAGATACAGGTGCGCCAATGAGCCTTCCGACCTTCGACACCGCGCGCGATGAAATCCTGGGCCTGTTCAAGGCAAGCTGGGACGCGGAGACGCCCGCCGTCAACGGCGGCGCGGTGCCGCGGGTCGAATGGCAAGGCGTTGACGCCCAGACCCCTCCGCCGGTCGGAGCCCCTTGGGCGCGGGTTACGGTCCGCCACTCGAACACCCCTGTCCATACCCTCGCCCCTGCGGGAAGCCGCCGATTCACGCGCACGGGCTTGGTTACGGTTCAGGTTTTCACCCCCACAATCGACGGCGGTGGCTTGTCTCTTGCTGAAAAGTTAGCTACAATCGCGCGTAATGCATACGAGGGCCGCGGCACGGCTAGTGGCATTTGGTTCCGAAACGCCCGGATTCAGGAGATAGGCCTGGACCCGGCGGGATGGTACCAGATGAACGTGCTGGTGGAGTTCCAATATGACGAGCGACGCTGACGCCCACCCGTGACCCGATTGAATTACAGGAGGCCCCAAAATGGCTTGTACTTCCCAAAAGATTGATTCCAACGTCACCGGCCTTCGCTACGCGGAGGAGGAGTGCCTGAAGGAGCTGCCGCTGGCGCCCGTCTGGCATCCGTTGGAGCCCAACGGCTACAACGACTTTGGCGGTCAGGTGACCACCATCGCCCGGAACCCCATCAACCCCTCGCGCCAGCGCAAAAAGGGCGTGATCACCGACCTGGACGCCTCCGGCGGCTTCGGTCAGGACCTGACGCAGAACGGCCTGACCCGCCTGCTCCAGGGCTTCTTCTTCGCGGACATCCGCGAGAAGGCGACCACGGCCCCGACCAACGGCGCGGCGGTTCCCCTCACCGGAGTGGTGGCGGCGGACAGCGAATATGAAGCCGCCGCGGGTCTGGCGATCTTCGGCACGGGCTCCCTGATCTTCGCCTCCGGCTTCGACCAGGCCGCGAACAACGGCCTGAAGCAGGTGACGGGTTCGACGGCGACCGCCGTGACCGTGAACGAAACCCTGGTGGACGAAACCCCGACCGCGGCGGCCAAACTCCAGACCGTGGGCTATCAGTTCGCCTCCGGCGTGGTCAACATCAACGTCTCCGGGTCCTACCCCCGCCTGGTCCGCGCGAGCGGCACATTGGACTTCACGACCTTCGGCCTGGTCCCCGGCGAGTGGGTGTTCATCGGCGGCGACGCCGCGGCGACCCGCTTCACCACGGCGGGCAACAACGGTTTCGCCCGGGTCCGTCAGGTCGGCGCGGACTTCATCGAGTTCGACAAGACCGGCGCGACGATGGCCACTGAGACCGGCGCTGCCAAGACCATCCGCTTGTTCTTCGGCAACGTCCTGAAGAACGAACGCCAGGCGAACCTGATCAAGCGCCGCAGCTACCAGCTGGAGCGCACCCTGGGCGAGGATGCGGACGGCACCATGTCGGAGTACCTGGTGGGCGCAGTGGCCAGTGAACTGAGCCTCCAGGTCCGTCAGGCCGACAAGGTCACGGTGGACCTGAGCTTCATCGCCACGGACAACGAACAGCGCCCGGGCGTTGAGGGTCCGAAGGCCGGAGCCCGCCCGGACCTGATCGAGTCCCCCGCGTTCAACACCAGTTCGGACTTCTCCCGGATCAAGATGCACGTCATCAGCGCCGGGAATCCGAACCCCAACCCGCTGTTCGCCTTCCTGACGGAGCTGACGCTGACGATCAACAACAACGTCCAGCCCAACAAGGCCATCGCGGTGCTGGGCGCGTTCGACGTGAGCGCGGGCACGTTCCAGGTAGGCGGCAACGTCACGGCTTACTTCGCAGACATCGCCGCGGTCCAGGCCGTGCGCAACAACGCGGACGTGACGCTGGACTTCGCCCTGGTGAAGAACAACGCGGGTATGGTCTGGGACGTTCCCCTGATCGCCTTGGGCGAGGGACGCCTGAACGTGGAACAAGATCAGCCGATCACGCTGCCCTTGTCCATGGACGCGGCGGAGGGCGGCACGGGTCATACCTTGCTATTCAATGAATTCCCCTACCTTCCGAACGCGGCGGACGTATAATCAAGACACCCGGGGAGGGTTTCGGCCCTCCCCGCTCAACCCCTAACGGAGAAAACGAGAATGAGCCTGTACAAACTGTTCAAAACCGACCAGAACCTGGAAACGGACGGCATCTTCATCGAATACGGCACCGACGATGACGGCAAGCCTATTCGCATCAAGATCGCCCGCGCCGGAGGCAGTAACAAAGCATTCAGCAAGCAGCTGGAAAAGGCCACGCGGCCCTATCGCAAGGCCATCCAGTCCGGCATGCTGGACAACGCGACCGCCGACCGTCTGTACAAGGACGTGTTCGCGGATACCGTGGTGCTGGGATGGGAGAACGTGAAGGGGGCGGACGGCAAGGACCTGCCCTTCAATCGTGACAACGTCCTGAAGTTGTTCGAGGACCTGCCGGACTTGTTTGCGGACCTCCGCGAGCAGGCCAGCAGCGTGGCGTTGTTCCGCGAGGAGGTGGCGGAGCAAGACTTGGGAAACTCTGGGAAGTCCTCCGCTACGGGTTCGAGCAAGGACCAGTAGAACGGAAGATTATAGAGCAATGTATGAAGTTCGGCATGCCCTTGCCGAACTCTATACAAAACGCCCCGGAATTGAACCTTGGTCTTGAACTGTTTTACACCGGCTTCCTGGACCTGACGTCATGTAGGCAAACCGGCATGACCCTCGGGCCGATACCGATGCTGAGCATTCTGGAGTACGGAATGATCCACGGTATCGAAGGCGAGCAGTTGGATGACTTCGTTTGGTTCGTCCAGCGGCTTGATCAGAAATACCTTGAGTGGAGCCGGAATCGTGCCAAGTCTAAGTGAGTTCAGCAGACGCATCGCCCTCCGCGGCCAGAAGGTCGCGGAGGGTGCGGACGCGCTCACCCGTCGAGTCGCCCTGGCCGCGGACCAAGCCGTGGTCACGGGCACCCCGGTCGATACCGGGCGAGCCCGATCCAACTGGATCGCCCAGATTGGCTCCGCGCCGGATACGGTCATTGACGCCTACGTGCCCGGGTCCTTGGGCGATACGGAGGCCGCCAACACTCAAGCCGCCCTGGATCAGGCCGAAGCCGTGATCAAGAACTACAAGGGCGGTCAGGAGATTCACATAACCAACAACCTGCCCTACATCCAGCGCCTCAATGACGGTTGGTCGGACCAAGCCCCCGCGAACTTCGTGGAGCAGGCGGTCATGGAGGCGCTTCAGGTTGTGTATTTTGGTCGCATAGTTGACGGCGATCCGGGAGGTTGAAGGTGGCTGAAGAACGCATTGACATAGTCATCACTGAGCGAGGTTCCCGGGTTGTTAAGCGCAATCTGGAGGACATCGGCGGCAGCGCGCGCAAGTCTGCGGGCGGGGTGGACTTCCTCAAGAACGCCCTGAAGGGGCTCGCCGCCTACGTGTCCACCCGGGAGCTTCTGGGCTTGATGGACACCTACACGAACCTGACGAACCGACTGCGAGCGACGGGCCTGGAGGCCCAGAACCTCACGGCGGTTTACCGCGAGCTGCTGGGCGTTGCGAACAGCACCCGCCAATCGTTCGAGGGGACCATTGAGCTGTACGCCCGAACCGCCGGAGCGGCCAAGGACCTGGGCGTGTCCTCGCAGGAACTGATCGACTTCACCCGGTCCCTCAACCAGGCGGTGGCCTTGTCCGGGGCCTCCGCTACGGAAGCCCAGGCGGCGATGATCCAGCTGTCCCAGGGCCTCGCCGCGGGCGCGCTCCGGGGCGAGGAGCTGAACAGCGTTCTGGAGCAAACGCCCATCGTGGCGGACGTGATCGCCAAGGAGCTTGGCGTGACCCGGGGACAACTCCGGGCCTTGGGCGCGGACGGCAAGATCACCGCCGACATCGTGCTGAACGCCTTCAAGAACGCCCGCGAGGAACTTGAGGAGCGGTTCGGCAAGTCGGTCCCGACCGTGAGCCAGTCCTTCCAGATTCTCCGCAACAACCTGATCGACCTTGTCGGCGGCTTCGACCAAGCCACCGGCGTGAGCGCAGCCCTGTCCAAGGCGCTGATGTTCATGGCGAACAACCTGGACACGATTGCGAAGCTGGCCGTGTCCGCCGCCGCGGGCCTCGCCCTGATCGGCGGCACGTCCTCCGCGATCAACATGGCCACGAAGGCTGTGGTGGCTTTGAACGCGGTTATCGCAGCCAACCCCATCGGCTTCCTGTTGGTGGTCCTCACGTCCGTCATTACCGCCTTGACCTTGTTCCGCGATCAGATCAAGCTGGGGTCGGACGAAGTGACGACCCTGGGCGACCTCATGCGCGCCTTCGGGGAGACGGTCGGGGCCGTGTTCGGCGCGATCTGGCAGTGGGCCAAGGACACCTTCGGTCCGCTGGTGGACTTGATCAAGGACTGGGTGGGTGAGGTCGATATCAGCCTGGTCGGCATCCTTCGCTTCGTGGCCAAGGCCGTTGACAGTTACTACGGGGCCTGGCGCGGAGCGATCATGGCCGTGATTGAGCTGTTCAAGTCCCTCCCGGCGGTCCTGGGCGACCTGATGACCCGGGCGCTGAACGTCCTCCTGGGCAAGATTGGCGACTTTGTGAACGGGGCCGGGCGCTTGCTCAGCACCGTCACGGAGTTCGTTGGCCTGGGCCAGATTGCGGCGGTTGACTTCAAGTTGACCAACGAGAACGCGGGGGCCGCGGCGGAGCTGGGCAAGAACGTGGGCAAAGCCTTCATGGACGGCTTCGAGTCCACGACCTTCGCCCAGGACTTCCTGGAGGATCGGATCAAGCGCGCCCAGGAGATCGGCGCGGAGCGCATGCGCAATCAGCAGACCGGCGAGGTGGACTTGACCGGCTCCGGTTCGCCGCGGAACGTAGTGGACCCGAACGCGGCGAAGGAGGCCCAGAAGCTGAAGGACGCCTTGGACCCGATGGGAGCCGTGAACCGCGAGTTGGACGAAGAACGCCGCTTGTTGGGCATGCTGTCGGACGCCCGGGAGATTGAGACCCAGCTGAAGGCTATTGAGCTGGACCTCATGAATCAAGGCGTCATCCTGGGGGCGGAGGAGCTGGAGCAGCTGCGCGAACGCCTCCGCCTGATCCAGGAGGAGACCAGGGCGGCTCAGGCTCGCCAGTCGGTCTATGACGCGATCATCGGCCAGCAGCGTGACTTCACCTCCCAGCTACAGGCGATCAATGAGCTCACCGCTTCCGGGGCGATCACCCGGGAGCAAGCCAACGCCTTCCTGGTACAGCAGAACAGCGACCTGTTGGCGGGGACGATTGAGGCTCAACAAGCCCAGATCACCGCGACTGAGCAGATGTACGCGCGGATTGACGAACTGCGACAAGCCGATCTGATCAGCGAGCAGACCGCCCAACAACTGAAGGCCCGCGCTCAGGCGGAGACGAACGCTCAACGGTTGGCGACGGCTCAGGCGTTCTTCGGCAACTTGTCCGTGCTCGCCCGGTCGGAGAACCGCGAATTGGCCGCCATCGGCAAGGCCGCGGCGGTGACCCAGGCGACGATTGACGGCGTGCTGGCGGTACAGAAGGCCCTGGCCTCCGCTCCGCCTCCGGCCAACTACGCCCTCGCGGCAGCAGTAGGCGTGGCCGCTGCGGCCAACGTCGCACAGATTCTCGCGGCGAACACGAACGGCTACGCCTTCGGCGGCAACTTCGAGGTCGGCGGGACCGGCGGGACCGACTCCCAGCTGGTTGCCTTCCGCGCGACCCCGGGTGAGAAGGTGTCGATCAGCACGCCTCAGCAGGAGCGCGACCGCGAGCGCGAAGCCGCCCGCCGCGGCGAGGGCGGGGGCGAGGGCGGCGGTACAAACGTGATCAACGTGCTGGACCCGGCCCTGCTCCAGGACTACCTGACCACCCCGGAGGGCGAGCGCGTGCTGGTGAACGTGATCCGCCGCAACCGCAACTCCATTGGACTACGGTGACGACATGATGATTGACCTCGAAGGCATCGGCCCCGTGGCGGTCCTCCCGTTCCAACCGGAGGCCCCGATGAAGGAAACGCTGGCCTGGAAAACGGACCTGATCACCTCCTGGGACGGCAGTGAGTTCCGGCAGGAGATTCGACACGCTCCGCGCCAGTCCTTCGAGCTGGCGTGCCCGGTCCAGCCGGAGTTCCAGCCCCTCGCCCAACACCTCATATACGGTGCCCGAAACGCCGATCACTGGGGCGTTCCCGTGTGGGCGGAGCTTCAGCGGGTCGGCGCGGTTTCCTTCGGAGCCACTACGATTGCCGCAGACACCACTTCCCGTGACTTTCGGGTCGGGGGCTGGGTCATCCTATGGGAGGACCCGGAGAAATGGCGGGTGCGCCAGATTCTGAGCCTTACGCCGACCCAGATTGAGATCACGGAGCAGGTCGGCCTGACGATGCGCTATGCGTGGGTGGCCCCGCTGCGGATCGCTCGCCTGGGCGCGACGCCGGAACGAAGCCTGAACGGCTACCGCTCCGACCTGGAGCTGGCCTTTGACGTGGTGGACAACGTGCGCCTCCCCGATCCGACCGGCATCCAGACGTTCGAGGGCTATGACCTGGTGACCTGGGACAACTTGATGGGCGGAATGTCGGTCAACGAAAAGACCAACAGCCACATCGAGCTGCTGGACTATGACGCGGGCCTTGTTGGGCAATTCCACCGATGGCTTCGGCCCAAGTCGGTTCGACCCCTGCGCGTCATCCTCCGCGGCGCGGCGGAGCTTTGGGCCTTCCGCCGCTGGCTCCACCGCCGCGCCGGTCGCCTTCGTCCGTTCTGGATTCCCTCCGGCGAGCCGGACCTGTGGCTGGATATGATCGGACCAATCACGACCCACGTGATGTTCCGCGATGACGGCTTCATGGCGATGGCCGCCCGCCCGGAACATATCGCCATACAGGCCGCGGACGGGACCTGGTACGCCCGCAAGCTGGTCGAACCGATCCTCACGGGGTCTATCGTCACTGCGGAGCTGGACACGCCGCTGCCTTCTGTTGACTCCGGGGGTGTTTTGCGGGTATCCTTTTTGGGGTTGAAGCGACTGGACACGGACCGGGTGGACCTGGAACACCGCGGAGGCGCTGTATGTACTTGTGAAATGAATATACTGGAGTTGAGAACATGATCGAAGAAGTCCCGGAACTGTTCCGATTCACGCAGGGCATCCTGTCGGAGGCCAACATCATGCTGTCCTTCGACACGTCCGGGTCCATGAACGAGTTCGTGGACCCGGAGGAGACCACGACCCGGCTGGACATCGCCAAGATCGCGCTGAAAGGGACCCTGGACTACATCGGAGCCCTCGCGGAGGGCGTGGACTACCCCATCAACCTTCGCTTGAATGCTTGGGCGAACGGCACCAGCGTGATCACCCGCAACTCCATCGACGCCCAGGACATCCTGGACCTGAAGGACTGGGTGGACGCGCGGACGGCGAGCGGCGGCACGAACTTCGAGGCAGGGTTGACCCCGGGCTTGGCCTTCTTCCCGGTGGACAAGCCCGCCCAGAATCTCCTGTTCTTCATCACGGACGGTTTGCCGGAGCCCGCGAACTCCGTGGACAACGCGCTGGTGTCCTGCGGTTCGATGATCAACGCTTCGACCGGCCCCCGGAATCACCAGCAGGGCACCGCGGTCAGCATCTACGGCATCAACATCGCCCTGGGCGATACCTCCCAGACCGCTCGAATCGACAACACGCCGGGCGACGGCGTGCCCGTGGTCACGGACGGCGACGCCTCCGGGCTCATGAACGCCGTGACCCGAATGATCGTACCCTTCCGTCAATCCGTCTGGGCCTTCACCAGCGCGGACCGGGACTTGACCTACAACGGGGAGACGTACAAGGCTATCCCGATTGGTCGGAGTTCCCCGGAATCCAGCGACGATAGCATGCGCGCGGACTTGTCCATCCAGTTCGGTCGGGACTGCGACCTGGCCCAGGAGTTCCTGAAATACGTGGGCGATGCGATCACGACCGTCACCGTGTTCCAGATCGAACCCGGGGGAGTCGCCGTGTTCTGGCGCGGGCGCGTCTCCTCCGACAAGATGGACGGCGATGAGATGAGCCTGGAGTGCGAATCAGTGTTCACCTCGCTGCGCCGCCCGGGCCTTCGCGCCCGCTACCAGCGCAATTGCCGTCATACTCTGTACGGCTCCGGTTGCGGCCTGGACAAAGAATCGTTCCGGGTGGATGCGGTCTATACTTCGTTGGTGGATCGGACTATCGTGGTGCCGGACGCGGCGAACTACGCGGCGGGCTACTTCACCGGCGGAATGGTCCGGGCTCCTGACGGCGCGGCGCGCTACGTCCTAAGCCACGCCGGGGACACCCTGACGCTATCCCGCCGCCTGGAGCGGTTGGAGGAGGACGGCGAGCCCGGGGTGACTCAGGTCGGCCTGTACCCGGGCTGCGCCCGGACGCGGGATCATTGTATCAACAGGTTTAACAACCTGGACAACTATGGCGGCTTCCCCTGGATTCCCGGCAAGAATCCATTTGGCGGAAGTTCCATTGTCTGAGGAGGGCTAGACATGGTTTGGTGGTATGTAGCGGTGTTCGTGGCGGCGTTGGTTGTTTCCTACGCCCTGACGCCCAAGCCCCAGAATCAGAAGCCCGCGGCTTTCGAGGACCTTCAGCTGCCTACGGCGGAGGAGGGCCGGGAAATACCCGTGGTGTTCGGAACCCGGGACATCAAGAGTTCCAACGTGGTGTGGTACGGCGACCTGCGGACCGTCGCCATCAAGAAGAAGGGCGGCAAGAAATGACGGACAACAAGCAACTGATCGTGATCCAGAAGGATATGCGCGCCCTCCATTACTGTTCGCGGGGGGTTCGGGAGTGGTTCCGCCTCCACGATTTGGACTATGGTAAGTTCCTTCAGGAGGGTATCCCCGCGGAGACTCTACTGGCGACGGGGGACGCAATGGCGCAAGCCGTAGTGGAGGTGGCCCGTGGGCGGATCAAGTAAAAAGGTCACTGTTGGTTACAAGTATTATCTGGGTGTCCATATGGTCCTCTGTCACGGGCCGGTG